CCTAAGGTAGGATGAGTCTTACCAACTTCCTGTCTAGCTTCTTTACGAGCTATGTCTACTCTATCCTTCTCTGTTGCCTTCTCTAATAGAAAGCCATTTTGTATTTCCTTCATGAACTCACGGTCAACTTCACCGTCAGAGTATGTAGGTACTTTTGTAATTATATTTGTCATAAATTATAAAAAAAAGGTAGGGGGCTTTCGCCCCCGTACCAGAATTTAATTAGTTGAAGAATTTCTCACCAGCAGTTGGGTAGTACTCTAAAAAGATTCTGAATTTCCCTTTAGCAGCATTACCAAAACCATTACCAGTGCCGTTAGATGTAACATCTACAGCAGTAACAATGTGCTCTGATGATGTAGCTCCGCTTAACAATACTCCATTATTTTGGAAGATTGCATTTTCGGAAGCTGTGTCTCCTGTAAAACAGTTAACTTCAATAACGAAACCATTTGGGTCACCGTCATCTCCAAGTGCGATAGTAGCATCTGAAACAGCGGAACCTCCGTCTGTAACAGAAGCTGTTACCAACTCATCAACAACGATAGCTGCTTTTCTGATAAGACCAGCAAGCTGTGAACCACCAAGTGTAACGTCAGTTTGTTGAGCTCCTGTTGAACCAGATAAGTCAGCAGATGTGAATGTAGCTTCGTGAGTATATCCAAGAGCTAATGTTTGGATGTCACCGATTTTTTTAAGTGTAATAGCCATAATATTTTACCTCCTAGTTCTTAGCTTAATGCTGTTATTTTACCGTGAGCACCGGGATGGTACACAAGAGATGTTAATGCACAATCAACATAACCACGCTCACCACCACCTAAGTTAGGTAAACGAGTTGAGCCCATTGGTATTAACTCAGAGATACCGAAGTAATCTGGATTAATAATGTAACCTGTGTCCTTGTTAGTTGTATCCGGAGCACAATCTGGGTTCATGTTAACGATTGAAACAACACCGTGGTCTGACTGATAAAGCTCTACAGATAATTTAATTGTAGAAGAATCACCGTTATAGTTAACGTCACGGATTGATGTGCCGGCACCAGAACCATCTGGGTCAAGGCGAGCGAAGTCAGCAATAACTCTACGTAAAGCTGTGTCAGCAACAAGCATTAAGCTGTTGGTTGAACCAGTTACACGATAGATGCTTGTGATAAGCTCATTAAGAGTTGTTTCTGTGAATGTACCAGAAGCGTGAATAGAATCAGCTGGAGTTTGGAAAGCAGATGGAACTTGAGAAGGGCCAGATGAATCAATCCAGTCTCCTAGTCCACGAAGTCCGTATGCTGTACCAGCACCATTCTCGATAGAGAAATCTTGAGTTCCCATCAAGGTAGCTTCTACGTCACGTTTAAGTTCACGGATTGCTTTAGCTTCTGCTTGAGCAACCTTAGCTGGGCCAACGGAATCAACAGCCTCTTGGAGGTCGGATACCATGTAGTCCCTGCGGAACTTTTGTACGTAGTTACCTAAACGAGCACGTCCAGAGAACTTATCGGTGAATGCTGTAACGTCAGCACCTTCTGCTACACCACTAGTTTGTGGTGCATCTAATGTATCAACAGTCCACTCAACGAATGTGCTTGATGCACGCTCTTTGTTGGCGGAAGAAAGGATTGGTGTTTCTTCTGGAGCAAGAATAGTTAGAACATCTAACAAATCTTCTCTATTAGAAATAGCCGACCCAGTACCAGTCACTGCGGCTGGTGCGTTTGGATTATATGTATCTGAGAATGACATAATGTATTATTTCTTTTGTAATTGTAATTTTCTAAGTGCGGCAAAATCACGAGGGTTTCCAGTTTGCTTATAACGAGCTTGAAGGTCTTTCAAAGCTTTGCTAGATTTTGATGGAGATTTTTCAGATTGAGCTGCTGAACCTATACCAGTTTTGGTTGGGTTCAATGACGGAGATGTCTTAGTGGGTTCTACTAACTTACGTCCATAGATACTATTTGTTGCGTGAGCAAACCAGTATTCAATTTGAGCACCAATTTCTGGAGCTTCTCTATCTAATACTTCTTTTAGTTTCTTATAACGTGGGTCACCAACTGTAGCTTCGTATTGCTTGCGAGTATCATTATCTTCACCACTCAACCATTCGAGTTCTTTTTTAGCCTGTTCACCGAACGCTGCCTTGAGCTGCTGTCCTTGTGCTTGCTGTTGAACTTTATTAAGTTGGTCGGGAAGATACTGCTTCTGTGCTTTACGTGCATTAAGTAATGCTTTTCGTACTGCTGACTTAGTTAAGTCCTCGCCATCTACCTCGGTAATAATATCTTCGGCTGCATAACCATCGCTTTCAAATAACAAGTCTTCTGCCCACTCAATAGCTGAGTTTACTTCCTCCGCCTTTTCTTGTAACTTTTCAATAGTATCCAAGTCAGAGAACGGATTGTCTTTTATTTCTCTGGGCTTACTTAAAGGGTCTTGCTTCTCTTGAAGCATTGATTCTAATTGAGCTACCTTTTCCTCAGCGGCTTTACGTTTAGCTGTCATCTCACCGAATCTAGCTACTGCTCTGCTACCGAGTTTTTCAGATAATTCCCTTAACTCTTCTTCTGATAAATTATCAAAATCTAACTGTGAAAGAACGTTCTCTTCTGATTCAGTTTGTTCAACTTGTTCTGTAACTTCTTCAGCTACTTCTTCAACTTGTTCGACTTCTTCTTCTGAGGTTTCCTTGGCCTCCTCTACTATAGCTTCTTCGCTAGGTGTGAGTTGACCGAGCCTTCTGTTCGCTAATTGCTGAACTGTAAGGTTTGACTGTCCCGCTGAATTTGTGTCTGCTTCAGCGTTAGCAGATGTGATTTCGTCCATTTTGGTTTTGTTATATGTTCCGCTAGTTAACGGCTAGCGATGCCGATAAAGTCATTATAACACAGTGGTCGTTATTTATTTAAAGATTCCCTGTGTCTAAGTTTTAGATTCTCCCAGTCAACCATTTGAAGTAACTGGTCATAGGTAATTATCCTACCAGATATTTGCTGCAATCTATCAAAGTCTGCATTGTGCATTTCCCCAATAGTTTCTTCTCTAAGTGCGTGTACTACATTGATGAACCGAGCAAAGGTCTCGTGGTTACTCAATGCTTTTATATCGTTTTCTAAGTCGTGCATTACATTTGTTGGGTTGGCATATTACCCATCTGAGCTGGTGCTGTTCCAAGTTTTCCTATTTCAGCGTTTTGCATTTGTTGCATTTGGAAAGTATATTGGCCAGCGTACTTCTGAAGTCGAGCAGCAAAAGCTTCATCTTGTTGAGCTCGTTGTGCAACATCCGGTTGAGATGTGTACTGCTGAATAACTTGCATAGCAATTTGAGCTCCTGTCGGACGTGCTGGCATTTCAATACCCGCAAAGATTTTTGCCAAATCATCTGTAACATCTTTGACAATCTGCTGTTGAGCAGCTTCCGCAGGCTGAAGGACAGCATCCGCAAGAACTGGGTCAATACTATTAGCAGCAATGTCCAAAAGATTTTGAAGATTAATCCTACCGCTGCGGTCAAGTTGCGTAAGCGAAACCATAGCTTGGAGTTTTTTCTCGCTGGTTTCTGGGTCGGTATTAAGTATGTCATAGTTTATATTAATATCAAAGTTTTCGTCAGCGTCTCCTTTGTTAAATCTCTGAGCATCCGGCACACCAGTTACTCTAAAGAATATACTGTCCGGCCCAAATCTTTGGAAACATTTGTAAGCCATTCTGATTACTTCTGCTGAGTGCTGCAAGAATTTATTTACTAAAAATTGTTTTCTTATCTGACTTATCTGAGATGTTTCATCAAGGCCACATAATCTATCTGCCTGTGATTCCATAGTTTTTTCTATTTCTATAGAACCAGTAGGAGGTGGAGGTGTAGGTGCAAAATCAAAATCACCCTTACGTCTATAAGGAATCATACGTCCCGGCCCCCAATCTGTTGGTGCTTGTCCTACTGGATGTAATATCGGAGGTAACGTTGCTATGCTGTTTCTATCAATACGTGAATCACGCTCTACCTTGACTTGGTTCTGTATACCTCTGAGAAGGTCGGGAATAGTTTGTACATCATACAAACGTTTACTATCCTCCGATAATTTAGTAACTACTACTGGATAGTCTTCGTATCCATTCATTAGTTCAAACTTAGCATACCCCGGAGTTTCTCCGTCACCATCGAACTCCCTATGAAATACTGTTTGATAAATTCCTTCTGAACCATCTTCTGGGTCAATCAATCTTTGGTAACCATATACAATCTCTACTAGCTCATCTGCTTGGTATCCTCTGTCAGTTAATCCAATACTTCTTTGACCTTCTTGTTCTCTTTCTACTGAATATATATTTACTCCACGATAGTGTTCTATAATGTATTCAACAAAATCTTCATCCCATCCATCTGTAATTACTTTGTTTTGTAATTCCTGTGGTGTATAGTAAGTTCTCCAGAAACAGAATGGTGCACGTTGTGGGTCAGTTACATACGGTGGGAAAAAGAAATCTCCATCGGGTGCAAGTGTTTTAACTTCCGGTGCATCTATTTGTCTACGTATGATAGGTAGCTCTGCTTCACCACCTTTACGTAATTCTTTTAATGCTTTCTTAATTCTTTTTTCAGAAGCTGTAGGAAATACTTGTTGCATCAAAGAAGTTAACTCATCGTCCCTGTTACCTTCTTCTATAGCTCGGTATATATCTGGACTCATCTGTCCAATCTGAGCTAGATTAAGTTTCTGTAAATAAGTTCTATCCTCTCTGTGCCAGCCAACGTATGTAATCAACATACCTCTTTCTAATAAATAATTGGCACCTAGTTCCATTTCTTTTTTGAAACGAGGAATATATCCAGAGGTTGTCATCCATTTTAAAAAGCTGGATACAACTTGAGATTTTGCCATGTCGCTACTTTCTACAGGATAAGCTCTAACATTAGACCTATCTAAAGAGGACATAAATAAAGATACAAGACGAGTAATACGTTCATCAATAGTGTGAGCCTCCATATCTGATGCACCTTCCCAAGGGAATGCATCTGAACCATGCTTTCTGTGGTCACGACTTTTACCGGGCCAAAAGTTTCTTCGGTCATCATACGAGCTTCGGCATAAGTCGAAGTATGCTTCTAACTCTGTAACCGTTTGGTCATATGAGTAGCGTAAAGTTTTTACATCGGGTTCACTACTTACATAAGTAAGTGCATTTGAAATTGATTCACTTTCCATTGATTTTTGTTCTAGCAGATTTTAAGATTTTTCTTAGCAAATCTTTTGGTGTTCCTATTCTATCACACATATCCGAATGTGACATCTCAGTAGTATGTTCGTGCTTGATATATCTACATAACATTTCCCAAGAACACAATCTATCTATTTGTTCGTTACGCCACTTTTGTGTAGCGGTTAAGCATCTAGCAGCTTTTGATTTTCTTTTGGACATATCTATAGCTTGAACCCTTATCATCTTCAATGCACTCAACTGTAACCATTTTACCCTTGAGTCTACCCCAAAATTTTCTAGGTAAAAGAACTGGTATACGTTTGCCTAGTTCTTTACTATAAGCCCAGTTATAACATCTATTAGGACATTCTTTGATTATTTTTACTTGAATATGTTTTGGTACAATCTCTGGAATATCAAATGCTTCCTTGAGAATCTCTACTCCATCTTCATTTATCCAAGTACCTTTACCTCTACCGGTAACCATTTCTTCTGGTAATTTATCCAGAGCAAGCTGTAACGCTTCGTCAAAATCTACTTTGTATTCTTCTGATAGTGTTACTAATCTAGTCTTCATTAATATCCTCCTTTTGATTTTACTGTAGCCATCATCTGATAGCTGCTATAGTGGTCGGGGCCTAGGCCTCCATTGGTCATACGTAAGTATCGTATTAAATCAAAGAAGTCCTTTAGTGCCTCATCCATTTTTCCATTACTATTATAATTTATTAAGCTGTCAATTAAATTTTCACATCCTTCATGTATATAACATCTAGGCCTATTGGCTTCATCTATATCATAATTAGGATTATAATTAAACCATTCATCTACTGCCGTAATACCTATCTCTTCATTCTTACCATCACTTGGTACAAATATCATACCGTAGTCCTCAAAGCTAGTAAACAAATCAGTATTGTTTTCATTTTCTTTTGCAAAGAATCTGGAGTCACCTATTCGCTCCATAACTTTTATTCCCATTTCATCTTCTATCTCTTTAAATAATTCTACATATCCTTGAACATCTAGGCCTATCTTCTTAGATGCTGGGCCATATCTCCACTTGGGGTCACCAAACAATGCCCACTCTCCATACGTTGCCCTAT